ACTCTGAAAATAGCTATTTTCATTTTTTCAAATGAAATTCTCGCTTGGATAGCAAAATTATCGACGTTAACTTTCATTGCTGTCCATAGGTCAGCTAACATTGTTGAAACCTCTTTCCAGCTTCTATATACTAATGTAGCTGCACCTGCAAACGCCGCAACACCTGCTACACTCGCTGCGACTGGTGCTGATATAGCTGCAAATCCTCCAGCTATTGTGGATAACAGTGGCGCTAATGTAACACTGGCTGATACAATTCCACTTAATGCAGTTAATAGCGGTCCTAACATACCCAACAAGCCAACCCCAACTGTAAATACTGTTTTCATTCCACCTGAAAGATTGTTAAACCATTTGAACAAACCACTAACTATTTTAGATAAATTTCTCATCAATGGTATTAAACTTTCTTTCAGAAACGGCATTAAACTATCAGTTAAAACGGGCATAAAATCAACAGCTATACTTCTCATTAGCCCTGTAAATTCTTGTTTTAGCTCATCCAAACTCATTCTGAAATTATTAGCTGAGTTAAGTGCGTCATTATCCATTATTTTTCCAGATTCTTTTGCTTGTTGTGAAACTTTTTCAAATTCTTCTGCTGATAAATCAAGGATTGGCGCTAAGTCTTCATAACCACCTCTTAGAAGTTGTGTACCTATTTGAGCGCGCTTATTAGCGTCTTCTACACCTCTCAGTCTCGTAATAAGAGTGTTCATCCGTTCGTCTGGTGTTGCTTCTGAAATATCTTCAAAGGTTAATCCTAATTTTTGCAATCCTTCATTAAGAGAAGCTGAACCGCCTTCGCTTCTTGACATCTGTTGTAATAATCTTTGACTTGCATCTGTGAAAGCTGTTGTTTTTACTCCAGCCCTTTCCGCTACTGCTTGATAACGCTGTATAGTATCAGTTGTATGTCCTGTCGCAGATTCTAAGTCTAATATGCTATCGGCATAATTCCCTGTCCTTCTAGCATTTTCTAATAAAGCTCCACCTAACAATGCCATTGGCCCAGTAACAAATTTTGTTAATGTACCGCCAGCACTACTTAACCTTGATGAAAAACCTTGCATCTTATTTTGAGCTTGTGTCATTCCGGATGTAAATTTATTATCTCTTAATTTTAATTCTTGGTAAAGTTCACCAACTTTGACCGCCATTTGTTCACCTACTTTCTATAACAATTTCATCATCTTACCTTCTGTATCCTCGACTGGTGCTTCTTCATCGCTTCTTACACTTCTCGCAAGAGCAGAATCAGCTGACAACGCCCTCAGCAAATTTTTAAATTTACGCCAAGTTAAATTATCAGCTTCTTCAATTAAATCTATATTATATTCTCGCAAAAAGTCAGCTTCTATGAATCCCCATTTTTCTGCGATGTCGAAGCTACTTTGTTTTTTGTATCACCTTTAACTTCTGGCTCTGGATTATATTGTTTCCACAATTCTTGAATTAACCATTCAGCTTCACTTACAGTTAATCCTCCATCAGATAATTTTCTATACTGTTCTTTGCCAAGTAATGCCTCTAACATTGTGATTACTTCTTCTTCAGGCACTGTCGCTTCTGAACCAGCTTTTTTATATAATCCTAACAATACTTCCATAGTTGAAAGTGGAGGAGAAGGAGGTAACTCCAACTCCTCACCAAAAGCCTTAATTTTAATATTTTCATCTTTTTTTTCTGCTCTATATGCATCAAAATCTATTGTTTTGCTCATAATCTATCCCTCCAATTTGATATTCTATCATTTAACATTTTTTTATAATTTCAAAGCTGCAACTGTAACACTTGTTATTGCATCATAATCTACATTAACTTCACCATCTGCATCGTTGAACCAATCCTGTGAGAATGGACCGATAATTTTTTCATCACTTGCCGGCACCGTAACAGTTGGATTAGTCAATGAAATGCTTATGCCACCTATCGTGATCGACTTTTGTATATTAAGTGTTACATCGTGTGAAGATGCATCTCCATTCTTTACATATAATAATGTTTTACCATTGTTAACAAAACTATCACCTGCAACATCTGCTGCTGAAAATGAAGGTGTTAACCCTGCTAAATCAAACTCCTGTAATGTTAAATCCGCCATTTAATTAACCTCCTTTTATACGTTAGGGTCAGTATCTAATGAAGCACCTGTTCTCTCAAACTCAAAACCCCAACTAGATGGATCATTGTTACCTCCACCAATATCTGCCAAATTAAATGTACCATTAAGCCATTTTTCTCTGCCAGAATTGTCGTGCACTATGTGTAATGTGCTTTCTGCTGCTATTCCTACTGCATCTGATAGAGTTTCAACCTCTACCTGTCCTGCATCTTGTACACCAGCTTCGTCATAATACTCATAACCTTCTGCTGTAATAGTTTTTGCTCTCTGTGTTGCTAAATGTTCAGCCATGCCATTGCTGTCAAAAGTTGTAGTGTCTGAACTTTCCTTCTCTGTTGAAATTGTCACCGTATTAATACCTTTTATTTCAACATAAGCCGCACCGTCATATACTTCTAATGTGTAATTTCTTGCTAACACTTTGTTTTTAGCTGCCATTTAATAATCACTCCTTATATTTTTTTAACTTCCATCTCAAAGTTAACTGAAAATCTGTGTCTATTATTGTCATCTGGCCCGATATATATTCCCATCGGTTGTATAGCTTGACACTTAATAACATACCAATCGCCAGACGTTATAAATTTTTCTTCTCCTAAAACTCCAATTTCTGCAATAATCTTATCGATTAAATTTCTAGCAACTCTCGGATCGCGTGTGCCTCTAACAATTATTTGCATAGTGGGTTCAAAATAATCTGTAAGCCACATATCACGTGGAAATCCACCTGTTCCTTGCACCATCACAGCAATATCTGGTTCAGCGGGTAGGTTATCTTGAAATATATTCCCATTAATCCCAGTTTCATCGTAAGTTATCTCACTTATATTATTTGCTAATCGTTGCATTACTTCTGAAAACATCAAATATCACCTATTTCTTTTGCCACAAACTTTTCTAATTTATTGGACCACTCCTTGAATGTTAACTCTAACCATTTAGCTCTACCATTGCCTCTGTGAGATAGCGATGTATCTTCATGTTGAGCAACTGCATAAGGTGTATCATAAGCAACAACCGTTAATACTTCACCGTTTTTATTGCTGTCTACGAACCCACTTCTCTCAAGTGTGCCTTCGTCGTGTGGTACAGTTTTATTTGCTTCAGTTAATAATGCCTCTCCAGCTCTGTGATTAGCTTTTCTGGCTTTATTGATAGTATCACTTACTACTTTATCACCATACCATTTTAATGTTGCCATACAATCACCTACCTTAGCATTATTTCTACATTTGACAATTTACCTGTCATAGCATTATCATATCTATTAACAGCGATAATTTCTAACGTTTCACCATTAACTTTAACTTCAGATTGTTTCTTAGGTTTAATATCAGTGGAAGTATATATTTGCGAAGGTGATGTGATCTCATTTCCTTCTTCATCAAATGCTATTTTTTCTTTATGCACAAAATAACAATCTATCTCATAACTATCGCCCCATACCGGTCCATAAGCACCTTCACCTTCATATTCTGTTATAGTTGCTGTATGCGGTTGTACAAATTTAGGTAATTTCATCGGGCATCAACACTTCTATTAAGATAACCAGCTAACAATAACACCCGTCTTGCTCTAGGTGCTAAGTCAGGTATACTTTGCCCACTTCCACCACTATTCAATCCTGCTGAAAATGGTCCTATTGATATATTGTTCAAAAAGTTAACTGTTCCAAACTCATCAAATTGACCCCACCACTCATATTGCCTTACAGTAGCCTTAGAAGCTATTTCTCCTGCTTCTATTCTTCCTAAGGTATAATAGTCTATTAAGTCACTTGCTCGCTCTAATAAGCGTTCTGCATCGTCTGGCAAGTCAACTTCCTGCACACCTAAATAGTTAGCTAAATCTGTTATTGTTGCATATGCCATTTAACCACCAACTTTCAACAAATTAATTAATTCATTTCTTGTCAAAGTTGAATAACCTTTCAATCCTCTTTTTTTAGCATAATCCTTTAGATCTTCTACAGTTAATTTTTCTACATTTTCAAATTTTTCATCTTTTTGCAATCGCTTAATTGTATCTTTGTGTTCTACATTGTATAAATTACCGTCACTTCTAATAAATATCATTTAATCACCTCAATTATAGAGGCGGGTTTTGCACCCGCCATATAAATTATTATTACTTAAGTTCAACTACTGCGACTTTGATATCAGCTACAGCACCTGTAAAAGCAGTTCCATCTGGATCAGTCAACTCAAGAGTGACTTCACCATTAGCATCTTTTACAATTCCACTTTCTACTTCACATAATACAGTAGCTCCTGCTGGCACAGATATAGCTTGGTCGCCATAACCATTTTGCACAAAATCACCTGCGACAAATGTTGTTAATGCATCATTAACTGCGTCAGTATTATTAATCAACACAACTAGCTTTTCATCTGCGACACCATATTTAAAAGTCTGTGTTGCACTACCATCTTCATATCCTACATCTACCCCGCCATTAAGTTTGGCTTCTACATTTGTTAGTGTTGCCATTTATATTCACTCCTTATTTTTTAATTTATTCTGCAGCAATGTTAAAAATGTATTACTCTGCAACAATAGTTAAATCAATGTTAACTAGTTCGTCTGGTCTGATTACTTTTCCGCCGTATACATATAATCCTCTAACTGCGTCAGAGAAACTATTTTCTAATCTTAAGCTTTCTGTATCCAGAATCTGCTCAACAAAAGCTAATGCCCTATAGCTACCAGCCATATCATTAGTAATGTTGTTAGATACAAATACATCAAAACCAAGTGCGCCTGTTACCGCACCAGCGCCAAGTGCTGAAATGTTATTAGTAGATGTGTCAATTTCAGCTAGCACCATTTTTTGATATGTTGCTGGTTTAACTACCATCCATTTTGGCGAATCAGCTGGTACATTATTTTCCTGCAACCTTTTGGCAACCTCTGTTACTGTTTCATATACAGCCACAGAATTAAAAGCACCTTCTGTTACTGTAATTCCTGCATCAGTGTAAAAACCTGCAAGAAATTGGTCAGAAGCATCTGATAATCCATAACTTGCTTCACTCATTGCTTCATCCATCTGATTTGCGTTAGATTGAGCTGCATCAACATCGTCAACTTTAAACGCAAAATACTTCTCTTGGTCAACTGTTAACTTGACGCTTGCGTCCTCTAATTCTTCATAATTAATAGAACCAGTATAATCATTAACTGTCACTCTGCCGATAGAACCAATCTTGACACTATCACCTGCTGCTGTGATATTACCTTCGTATTCTCTGTTAGCAATACCTGCCAACACGTGTGATTTTTGTAGATTACTTAAAAGTCTTGCTCTCCAAATTGTTGGTTTAAAATTTTCAATAGCCATTTAATATTCACTCCTTATTTTTGTTGTTGTGATAATACTTTGCTTACCGCTTCCCAATTATCATTAATTTCTTCTTCTGTCATATTGTCAACTTGCTCCATTGTAATTGTTGTGCCACCTTTGTTTCCACCTTTGAAATCATCTCCGGCTGATGAAGAATTATTTTCTAACTCAAACAAATAATCATCATTTTCTTTTAATGATTTCAATTGATCTTCCAGGCCCTTAACACCATCATCGGTTAGTTCGACTTTATCCATTTCTAATAATGCTTTAACTGCTTTAGGATTTCTTGCTTTATTTTTCAATAGAGCTTTATCAATCTCGGAATCCAACTTCTGTTGCTCTAACTTTTCCTGCAATTCAGTTTTAGTTTTCTCATTTTTTTCTTGTAATTCTTCAATCTTAGATTTTAACTCTTCGCTAGTATTAGTGTCCTCTTTAAGTTGCTCAATTTGTTCATCACGCTGACTAATTTGTTTTTCTAAGGC